CAGGCTCGTTGAAGAACGACTCAGTACCAGACTGATTGGTGTAGCGTGAACGCATTGCGAAGATCAGTCCAGTAGGACCGTTCATCGGCTGAACGCCAGCGAGTTCATAAGCAACCAGATTCGGCATTGAGCGGCGAATCAGGCTGATCAGAACGGGATCGAAACCGGCGGTAGGACCAGCAGCAGCAGAACCGCCACTGAAAGCACCAGAAGCACCTACAGCGTTGCCACTGTTAGTAGGGGCATCTTCGTTCAGCATTCCATTGCCGCTAGCGAAAGCAGCTTCTTCTTTGAGGAAACGCTCTTGGTTCTCAAGGAGAATCGCAGTAGTAGCGCGTCTATGTGAGTCCTTAATAGGATCTACGCCTTCGGCGTCGAGAAGTGGACTCCACTTCTCCATTAATTGTTGTTGATTATACATTAGAGGGAACTAAGTGTTTGATTTGGGACTTGTTTACTTCATACCAAGGGCTTTCAAATACTGGGACATTGAACCAGTTGATTCAATTCCAGTCTCTGAGGTCACGCCCTCAGACAGTGTTTCCACTTTATTAGAAACTGACTTTTGCTCACTGGGGAAATACGATTCCTTCAGTGTTTCCAGTTTCTCACGATAATTGTCTTCACCCTCAAACTCAACACCTTCAGACAATGCGTACAGTTTCTCTCTTTGTGTTACAGCAAGACCCTCGGTTACTTCACGGAAAATTCCATCAGCTGTAGTTTCGCCAAGGCGCTTGTTAAGAGAAATGTTAGAAGCAATCTGTTCGTTAAGTCTGCCTTCCATTTCATCTAGTTTGGAGACCATAGTCTCCAGGACATCATATTTTTCGTCAGGGATTGATACATAATGATCTTCAAAGAGACCCTTCATTCCAGTAAGGAATGATTCGGTCATTTCGGTCTTAAGACCATGCTCAACTTCGATCTTGTTCTCACTGACCCACTCGTCAGAAACATACTCAAGGTATGCATCGACGCGCTCAGTGATTTCCGACTTAACGGACTCAAGATGTTCGGTTAAATTTGCTTCGTACTCAGCAGCCATTGCCTCTTGAACTTCAACTACCTTAGAGGTAACAGCAGCTTCAAAGATTGTACGGGCTTTTGATTGAAACTCTTCGGAGAGTTCTTCACCGCCAAAAAGGGCAGCAAGATCTTCTTCGATATCGACAGAAGGAGTAATCTCTTCCTGCGTGGTCTCATCTTCAGCTACGACCTCTTGACCTTCTTCTGCTTCAGCGGTATCGCCAGCAGAAAGAGATTGCATAGGTTCGGCAGCTTTAGCGCCACGGTTGACGACATCTCTGACCGTCTTAATTTTGGGTTCTGCGAACTTCGCGGAGTCGTCATCGGGTCTATAGTTTTCGGGGGTAGGACCACCGAGATCTTCTACAGCACCGAGACCAGCTCCAGCGTTAACCAACTTAGGCATTGCCTCAGCAGCTTTCGCACCCCTTGTTACGGGATTTTCCATTTCTTGTAATTCCTTAGCGGACATTGGTGAACTCTCCGATTATAATCGTTGATATAATCTATATTTATTTATAAATTAGAGACTTGACAGGAAGTTGTTGAACAGTGCCAACTTGTTTTCGTCAAGTGCTCTTTGATCTACAAGAGTATTAACTTGCTTGTAAGTCTTTTCTACGAGTCGTTCGCGGACGACTCCACCATCCATTACCCAATCCCTTCCTTCCATAATTCCAGAAACAAAAGCATCAGGTGCAGATGGATCTGCTACAATATCAGCAGCGGTTGCTAGCATAAAATCATTAGAAACGATCTTAATACCGTTCTCATTTACTGCTAAGGTTCCAAGACCACGGGAAGAAACACCCAACTTAACTCCTTCATCAATAAGACTTTGAGCAATCTTGCCCATAGGAGTGTTAAGGAGTTTTGCCTTACCAATATAATTAGTTCCCTCTTCTCGGAGAGAAGTAATTTTATGGGAAACACGATCCAGGTTCAAAGTCGGTCCTTCAGGGTGACCCAATTCACCGAGAGCTCTGCCTTTCTGGACAAAACTTTCGTTGTAACGAGCACACTCTCTACGAAGAGTATCCATAGGATACATTCGACCATTACGGTTCTTAATGTCTCCTTGAAGAAATACTCCTTCAATGTACATAGATTTCTTACCGTTGCGTTCTTCAACGATAAGTTCTACCTGTTCGATTTCTTCCGTGATAAGTCTCATGTTTTTAGCCTGTAAATCCTACTTTGGAACCTTTGACGCCAGCATTTGCGGCAAACACACACTGGTTTGGTTGCTTCTCAAGAAACTCTACCGAGGCTGCTGGCATAGTAAAAGATCCAACAACATCCCCACTTCTAGTTTCTACAACAGTAACAAGATGTGCAGAAGTGTGAGTATTAACTAAACGAACAACAGTCGCTTGGGTAAAACTAACAGCAGCACCAGTTGTTGTGGGCAGAGCTGCCTCTGCACCTTTACATAGAGTTCTTGCCATTATTCTTGGTCCTGAGATTCTTGATCAGATGCACCAAAAAGACTTGCAGCAGCATCGGGACGCATTGCATCTACTTTGCCAGCAGCTTTTTGATATAGTAAGTCCTTGATTTGATCACTAATATCAACAGCGGACGAATCCGTTGCAATCATATTAACTAATTCTTCCATGGATAAAAATCAAGAGGTATAAACTTATTTATCAGATCTCTCCGCCAGACGGATTAGATTGCGCTTTTTGTGGATTAGTTGCTGGAGGTAATCCTGCAGGATCTTCTTGACCTTGCGTCATCGATGGATCTTCTTGACCCATCATCGCTCCTTGCTCCAATTCCAACATTTGTTGGTTGGGATCTGGGAGAACTCCACTAGCAATTTCTTCTTCAATCTGTGAGTCAATCTCAACAATTTCTTGATCACGCTGACGCAGAACTTGACGGCGAATATATTCCGTAGAATAGTAGCGACCAGCATAAGGTTCAATCATTGCAAGAAGACCAAGGCGACCTTCGAGCAGTTCTTTATCTTTCAGTTCTGCAAAGTGGTTATCATATATAAAGTCAAACTGAATATGCTCAGACATCACTTCCCAATCTGAGGGAGTAACAATATTTTTTAGAAGCAATTGAGTCTTTAGCATATCCAGAAACATTGCACTGAAACGCTTCCGCAGACGACCAACAAACTTAGAAAACTTAAGTTCGTCTCTCAAGATTTCACTGGAACGACCAAGGTTGAAACCGTCACCAGAACCAGCGATTCTTGATTCGGGTACAGCTAGAGATCTATAGAGTTTAGATTGGAAGTATTCAATATCAGCAAGTTCGCCAAGATTCTGTCCACCAGGCAGTGTAGTAATTTCTGTACCACGACCACCTTCACGGCGAGGAAGCCAGAAGTCTTCCAGCATACTCATCATCTTTTTGTCGTCACGAATCTCACCGCTGTTGGAATCATACACCAACTTATTACGGTAACGCATCATAACTTCACGAAGGTATTGCTCTGCTTTTACCTTAGGAAGATTGCCAACATCAATGTAAAAAATACGACGCTCTGGTGCGCGTGATAATCTATAGATAACCAGAGAGTCTTCAATCATACGGAGTTGATTGAGTGACTTGATTGCCTTATGGAGATATGAAAGACCAGTGCCTTTATTTCTATCTACAAGACCAGAGGTGCAATATGTAATAGAGTCTTTTGTAATCTTCACTCCCTTCATTGCAGTGCTTCCGCCAGCGGCTGCAATATTTGTTGGGTACTGTGGTTTAGGAGTATACATGAAATACTCTTCAATCTCAGGGAAAGCTACTCTTTGCTCTTCTCTTTCACTTGATCTTGTAAAGATATCATTTCTATCATTTGGACCTTTCTTTTCTTTACGCACATAGCGCATCTTGAGAGGATCAATATATCTAAGTTCTTGAATACCGTCTTGGGGTTTTTGAATATCAATTACTTTGTTATAGTATAGTCTACCATCAACATACCAATTTCTAAAAATTTCATGAGATTTGATATCAAAATCAAGAAGATCTTTGATATGCTTAAATTCTTTGCGAATAATATTCTTAATACCATCGCTAGAGTTTAAATTCTCCAGGTCAATTTCTACAGGAGAATCATTTGTATCTGATACGATAGCTTCATTTACTACATCTTCGATAGCATTATCCACCTCTGGGTGTAATGCCATCTCCCGATATCTTCTAATGAGCTCATGCTCAGTTTTATAGATGCCTTCAATGTCTACAACTTGACTAGAAAACCCACCTTGAATATAATAATCAGCCCCACCCTCACCTGTAGTGGGAATGGGACTGACTACACCCTTGGGGGTTTTTTCGTTGTCATCAATAGAAAATCCGAAGAGTTTCGCCATTTCAAATATAGAATCTTTGTACTCAAAGACTATTTATCAAGCGACATCTCCACCGTTTCCGGCAGCTTCCCACCATTGTACCTGCAGAGTTACACTAAACTCTTCGGTTGCATCAGTTTGATCATAAGAAAGATCTTGCTGAGAAATGTTAGTTGGAAAAATACTATAGAATTTATAAGTTCTAAGAACTGGAAGATTTTGATCCGATTCTTGAGAATTTGGAGCAACAGCAGATCTACCAAGTTGATACACATAGGCATCTCTGGTATAATCTTCTGGATTAGTAAGACCAGCGTTGTCAGACACTTTCGATAGTGAGTTCATCCATCTCTCAAAAGAAGAGCGGAGTGCGAAGTCAGTATCGTTGATGACTGTAATAGTCCACTCATCGAATGTTCTGTCCCCAGCAATCTTCAGAGTACGACCTCTGAAAGGAACGCTGATGGGAGCAACATTAGATGCAGGAAGTGCTGCTGTTTTGACAAGGAATCTTGCCTTAGCGTCAATATCAGCAACAGATGCATCTACTACTCCATCTGGAAAAGCAAGAACAACTTCAAAGAGATTGGGTCTTGCGATACCACCAGACAGTCTCGACTTAAACTTGTCAATAGTCCTGTCGGAGGTCTTTGGTGGATTTTGTGAATTGATAGCCATTAGTTGTTTTCTCCTTTGAGTTTATTATTAAGGCGATCAAACTCGACCAATAACTTCTTCAAAACTGACGCCCGTGCGAGTAGCAACGAATGTCAGACCGATGAAGTTGATCGACCTAGCAGGTTTGATAAAGATGTCAGCAACGAATTCGTTGTTGTCAATCACAGCAGCGGTGTTGTTTGTCTCGTCACAGACTACGACGAAATCAGTGACACCTCTCTTAGATTGTACATCTCTGAGGAAAGGTTCTACAATGTTTAAGAAGTTAAGTCTCGTGATTTCATCGTTGAACTCAAAGAGTTGATCTCTTGCTGCAGCAGAGATTGCCTTCTCAAGGAAGATGAAGAGACGGCGAACATTGATTCTGTCAAAGGCAGATGACTTACCAAGAGCTGTCTTATCACCAAACAAGATGATACCAGCACCAGGCGAGAAGATTACAGGGTTGACTCTTGAAGAGTACAACTTATCTCTTTCTGCTTGTGATGGATTGTACGCCAGTTTAACTGCATTGAGGATTGCACCTCTTGTCGTACCACCTGGCGAGAACCAGGGGAAGTTGTTAATGTCATTTCTAGCACAAAGACCAGCAATGTCACCATTCAAAGGTACATAGCGGAACTGCTTGCTAAAGCGGTCGTACATGTACTTATAACCACTATCCAGGATAGCGTAGGAGGAAGATGTTATGGAAGCGTAGAACGCTGTTACTGCAGAAGTAATCGTATCTCCATTCAGTGTCAGATCTTCACCATCTCCTGAGGTTGCAAGGAATGCTTGTCTAAACGGAGAGATACAAGCAACACAGTCCTTTCTCAGTTCAGCGACCGAGATCAGTTTGTTAGCAAGTGCCTGCGATGCTTCTCTACCGTGAGCAGCAGATCCCATGATCAGGAAGTCTAACTGATATGCATCTTTGTTGGAAAGAAGATCGTAACCAGTGGAAAGATCTCCTACGCTTACTTTAAGAGCATCTGTAGCATCGATGGTTGTCTTACCACCGTAGTTAAGTCCACCAGCAAATGATGCTTGATAGTTACCGATAGCAGCGAAGGATACATCCTCAGCGTCTTGATCCCATGCAATGTCTGTCTTAGGATCAAAGTCTGCATCAAGATCAACAGCAACGACTCCAGTAGGAGCACCACCACCGAAAGCATACTCACTGGCAACTTCCATTAGTTTTCTCCAGTAAGAAGAAGAACCAGCGGAGAATACAGCGTCTTTTGCCTTAGAGGAAGCGATGTACTTCTCAAGAAGTGTTCCAGCGTTGCCAGTAATTTTACCAGCGTCGTCAATTAATGCAACATGAACTTCGTCATTTTTTGCGTTTCTTGCTGCAGCGTATGCAGAAGTGCCAGGTCTATCAGCAAGAGAGTTCCAAGCAATAGTATCTCCATTGCTCAAATTAATTGTTTGATTGTCAAACCAGTCAGTTGCTCCAGAATAAGGAACAACACCCGTATATGCTGCAGCACTAGTATAGCGAGCATCACCAGCGGTAATACCAGCACCAGTCAGAGCCGTGAGGAAGTCTGTATTAGCAAAACTGGATCCATAAGAAACAGTGCTAGCAGTCCATCCAAATTGACCAGCACCAACACCAGACTGAACATGGACGCTGAAGTTTCCAGAGTTCTGGAATTCATAAACTCCACCAGGAGCATACTCAACAGAAGTTTCTGTACCAGCTGCGCTAATGTGCGACACAACCTTAATAGAAACTTGGCCAGTACCAACTTCGGTGATGACACCTTTAAGGTAACCATCGAGCAGGGAGGTAGCACCTACACCAGCAACAACGGTTCCAGAAGGAACTGATTGAGTAACGCCAAGACCTACACTCAGGTCAAGATCAGAAATACCGTTAGTATATCCAGCAACAGCAGCAAGACCACCGTTAGCAGTTGAGGAGAATCCAAGAACTGCAGTGGTATCGATACCTGTGATGATTTGATCAGCACGACCGTCTAGGACGGCAACCTTAATTCCATTTGCCCAGGAACCAGGATTTCTTGCGGCGACTACTACACTGGAAATTGTATCCTCAGCGTATCCTTTATTTACATAATCGTCTACACTCTTAATGATGACACTGCTTGCAGTACCAACGAAGGAGTTTTTAAGACCTGAATCATCAGATCTAACGACTCTGAGCACACCACCGTATGCAAGATACGATGATGCTGTTAACCAATACTCGTAATGGTTATTATCCTTATATGGTGAACCGAATGTCTCTAGGAGATCCGCTTCGGTTTCAATAAGTGTGGGTTTCTCTACTGGACCTCTAGCAAAGGGAGCAACAAGACCACCAGCCTTGGTAGAAGTAGGATCTACTCTACCTTGGGTGAGGTCAACTTCCCTTACTACAATTCCAGGAGATGCTAAGTTGAGCGGCATCTGTAACTCCCAATAGAATCCAAAATTGTCTACTAATATTTAGAGTTTAGACCTTTTTGAGCGGGGAAACAATGCACGAACATACTACCAATCAGGATATTCCCACTTTGGAACTGTGCCATTTTTTCTCATTGCACTAACTCTACTGATCGTACATTCTTTACACTCGTAAGAATAAGATGATGGACCACTACCCCTTCTAGTTTTGTAAAAATCAGAAGTGAGTTCTTTTACCTTACAGCAAGTGCGACATTTCCTCTCTTTAAAGAGAAAATGTTCCTGATCAAACTCATCTCCTAAATCCATCAATTATAGTCCCACATATATGACATGTCACCATAGGTAGCTGTTGCTTCTTTATCTAATGTCCACTTTGTGCCCTCATTATCTACAATTTCCTCATCATCAAAACCGTCGCTAATAAATCCAAAAGGTGCCATGTCTTGTTCGATTTGATCCTTCTGATCTTCATAAATTCTTTTACGAACATCATTGTCCGTCATCTCTCTAAAATAATCTTGAGCAACTAGCCATGCAAAGATGACTAAGCACATTGCCAAGTCATCATGGCACCCGTCTTCTGCCTCCCAGGATTGTTTCTTTTGAATGAATGTAGTTAGTTCTGCAATGATATCATAATCACTAGTTATTAACTTACCTTCCTCTACCAATGCCTTAAGATTTGAGCAACCAGTCTTCTTTACAGCAGCGGTCATTCGGACACCCATCTGGGTTTTCTTACCACTAAAACCTGTACCTACTTGCTGACCTGCTCTACCTCTCATAGAGCACATTAGCATATTTTCATATTCTAGATCGTATTGTAAAATTGACGCAACCTGGTCTCCAATATCATTAACCTCAACCAATACATAGGCATTGTTATAAGCCTTTGCCA